AAAGACAGAAAAGACATAGCAGTTCTCATAGGACGTCATCACCTGTGCGAAGTTTTGAACATTTGCGCGGTCAATACCCAAATGGAAACTGGTTCTCTTATTTATCTGGAAATTTGGAAGGGCATGGGCGAGCACATGGTCCTTATGGAAACCCTGGTGTATATGGACGTACAGAACCTCTTCAAGGGGAACTTTTAAGAAATTTAATGACCAAAACACAAAGAGACGCTCGGCGCAGAGACGATTTTAAAATTTATGCATCAAATGAAGACAAACTATATGGACGTCCCGTATCATGTTGGTATCTAGTAAATGGGCATGATGTTTGGGATGAAAATAGTCCGTATATAAAAAGAGTAAGTGTATCGGATATACCATCTGATCCACGTGATACTACAAAAAAATATTGCGTTCTTCATACTTTTAGGGTTAGTAATGTATATAGGTATTGTTTGATGAGAGAGATAGTAGGTAATAATCCATTTAAACTACAAAAAATTGAAGATGTTCAAAAAGCAGGCAAAAGCCGTCGAAAACTAAAACTAAGATTTAAAAGAAAAACAATAAAACTAAGATTTAAAAAGAGATAAACCAAAACATAGTAATTAACGGTTTAGTATTAATACAATATTTATAATATAATACACATAATCATATATTTTCTGCTTGGCTGTTCCCCATGTTTCTTGCAATTTTTATTGATATTATTTATCATAGTGTAAATTAAAAAATACGTTTGATAATATTACTGCGTCGGAATAAAAACCCAATTTAGTTCCTCGCAAATTTTCTTCCATATATCATCTTGTTCAATTCTTTTTTCTTTATCTTTCAGCATAGGAAAATAAGAAAGAAATTCATTCTTTTCAAGAAGTTCGCATAGCTTATAAACCGTATAATAATAATTCAAAAAATTCACACGGTCATCGGGGCAAAATTTAGCATAAGGTCCTTGTATCTCCATAAAAAGATTACACAAAGTCTCTTCTAATTCCGGCGTCATAATCGGTGGTTTAATACCAAGCTTGTCTTTAATAAATGGAATATGTTCGTAATATTTATTATAACCTAATTTTTTGAGAACTTCTTTTGCTTTCGAATTTGTAAACTTAGAAAGAGGTATACGTTCTTTATTAAGTTGTTGTTTGATATTTTCAAGAACTTCTTCTGGTATTTGCGTAGTTTCTTTCGCTTGAAACTGTGCAAGGATTTCTTTAAAATGGTTAATTCTTTTGTAAGCATAAAAGCATGCTTCTTTCGGCGGTTCTTTGTAAGACGGCTTCTCGTTTTCAATAAGGTAGGTAACTTGTTTCGCACATACGTTACATACCATAATTCCCTCATGTTCAACAGGAATCATTTCTCCTTTATTGCATGACTGACATATATCTGTCGCATAAATATAGTCATTTATGTTAATAAATGTTTGGTCAAGATTCGTAAAAAACTTTTGAACATTGTTATCATTCGCACGCGTTAGCGCATTTGGATCAAATGTTTTATCATTTACTTTAAAAAAAGAGTTAAGAATTGTGGTTTTGTTTGTACCATTTGTAATTTCTTTTTTATTTTCAAAATAGTCGAAAATAAATCTGCTGTTATTCAAGTAATAGTCTTTAATCTTTTTCTTATTTTTATAAATTTCTTCTTTTATATCGTATAAAGAATCTTGTAACTCGATTTTTTCATTAACGTCTGCTATAGTGTGGGGGTTATTTAACTTTTTCATTATTTCATTTTTGTTGCGACATAATGTAGGCAAAACTTCATTATTAATTAAGTAAAACTCAGACTGTAGCTCGCGGTGAACACTATCTAGCGTCATTATTCTTTTTTTATCTACTAGAATTTTTTTATTTGTTTTATGTTTAAAAGACGGCATCTATATATATATATATCTATTATATTGTTATAAGTATAACTTTTTTAATATATAATAATTAATAATTATATCTATTTTAGTTTTTTAATTACATACACAATTTTACACAATTTTACAAATGTTTATATTATTTTTATAATATAAAATAAAATATAATAAAATATAATAAAATGCATGAAATGCATGAAATGCCTGAAATGAGTTGTAAATTAAAAACAGGCGATCTTCTTTTATGTGACGATTTACAGTATAGTTCGTGGGGATTGTTTAGTTGGTTTATAAAATTTATGACAAAGAGTGACTTTTCACATGTTGGTATGATTGTTGTAGACCCTGTATTCACCGACGTTCCATTAAAGGGGACATATGTTTGGACATCGGGTATTTCCGATGTTCCCGATCCAGAAGATAATACCAAGAAATTTGGAGTTCAGTTGGTTCCTTATGACCATTTTATTACAACATATGGTGGAAAAATATATGTTCGCAGAATTGAGTTTGAAAGTACCGAAAAGTATACACAAATATTTAGTAATGAAAAATTAAAAGAAATACATAAAGTCGTATACGATAAACCGTATGATATGGTTGTTACAGACTGGATTGAAGCATATTGTAAGAAAGACCCTAATCCTCAAAAAACATCTAGATTTTTCTGTAGTGCTTTTATTGGATATGTTTATACAAAGTTAACCCTACTTGACGAAGGGTTAGACTGGAGTATTCTTTATCCAAGTTATTTTTCTAGTGAAAACAAAACTTTTTCTTTACATCATAATGCAATACTATCAAAAGAACACCAAATATCGAACTAGTAGTATACGTGTATTGTAAAATAAAAACATACGAAAAGACATACGGAAAAACATACAAAATAAATATTTAGGAATTTTTGTAGATATTGAATTATAAATAGTTAAATTTTAAACACATAAGTGTAATAATAATGTTAGGATTGTATTAATGTTTTCTCCCATAAAAATAAAATAATGTTATCAGATTATTTAGACATAGTTAATAAAACTGGTAAATCATTTGATACCGAAGAAGATTTACAAGATAAACCGTATAATATTAAATCTACTTCAAATGTGTTAAATACGACTATAAATATAGATTATTTGGATATTGCGAATATTAAGAGAGAAACATATTACAAGATGAAATTTATTATTAACTCTTTAGAAAAAAACTGGGCTATAAAAAAAAGGAAAACTATTTTTTATTTAAAAAATTTAGAAGATTCTATCACAGAAATTATAACAGAAGACTATCTAAATAAGCGTCTCATTCACAAAATATATAGCACCGGTAACGCTGGTAATACCAGTAATACCAGTAATACCAGTAATACCAGTAATACCAGTAGCAACAATGGGCAAATCGACGACCGTGGACAATCTAAGAGTAACAATAGTTTAGAAGCAACAATAACTAAAAAGAAAGAAGATATAATACCCCTGAAGGAGGGGATTCATACATTAAAAATGTTGATAGACAAGGGTAAACTAGATATAAATAGAGAACAAAAAAATGATATTTATTTGATGATATTTCTAATGAATACTTTAGAAAATGGGTGGAGTATAAGAAAAAATAACGATAACAACTATGTTTTTAGGAAAAAGCATGAAAAACAAACTGAGATATACTCTGACGAGTATTTAGTAAGTTTTTTGAAATCAAATATGAACAACATTATTTAACGATTTATTTACTTGTAAAATTTAGGAAAATGTTAACTGGTTGATTGTTGATTATTGATAATTAATTATTAATTGTTAATTTATAAAAAGTTTAATTAAGATTTTTTATAAAATTTTTTTCTTTAGCAATATTATAATAAACAAAAATGGCAGGAGGTCTTATGCAACTTGTAGCTTACGGCGCCCAAGATGTCTATCTTACGGGCAACCCTCAGATTACCTTTTGGAAGGTGTCTTACAAACGTCACACCAACTTCGCAATGGAGTCTATCGAACAGACTTTTAACGGTCAGGCCGATTTTGGTCGTCGTGTAACCTGCACCATCTCTCGTAATGGTGATTTGGCTTACCGCACTTACCTTCAGGTTACTCTCCCCGAGGTTAACCAGTCCATGAAGAGCTCTACCCAGGACGGTGTTTATGCTCGTTGGCTTGATTTCCCCGGTGAGCAGTTGATTTCTCAGGTTGAGGTTGAGATCGGTGGTCAGCGCATTGATCGCCAGTATGGTGACTGGATGCACATCTGGAACAACCTTACTCTCCCTGTTGACCAGCAGCCCGGTTACTATGCTATGGTCGGCAACACCACCGAGTTGACTTTCATCACCGATCCTTCATTCAACGCCATCGATGGTCCCTGCCAGGCCAACGCGCCTCGTCAGGTTTGCGCTCCCCGCAATGCTCTCCCCGAGACCACCCTCTATGTACCCTTTCAGTTCTGGTACTGCCGTAACCCCGGTCTTGCTCTTCCTCTCATCGCCCTTCAGTACCACGAGGTCAAGATTAACCTCGATATTCGTCCCATCGATGAGTGCTTGTGGGCCGTTGGCTCTCTCAGCTGCGGCAATCCCAACTCCAGTTCTTCTAGTGCCGGCGGCCGTGTCAATACTGCTTACAACCAGTCCCTCGTCGCTGCCTCCCTCTACGTCGACTACGTCTTCTTGGACACTGATGAGCGCAGACGCATGGCCCAGAATCCCCACGAGTACCTTATTGAGCAGCTCCAGTTCACTGGTGATGAGTCTGTCGGTTCTTCTTCCAACAAGATCAAGCTCAACTTCAACCACCCTGTTAAGGAGCTCATTTGGGTTGTCCAGCCTGACCAGAACGTTGACTACTGTTCTTCTCTTGACTGCAACCAGCTTCTGTACAGGCTCCTTGGTGCTCAGCCCTTCAACTACACTGACGCTGTTGATGCCCTCCCCAATGCTATCCACGCTTTTGGTGGCCACGATGCGGTTGCTCAGACTACTGGCTCCTTCATCGACGGTTCTGGTCTCTTTTCCGAGGCTGGTGCCGTTGATGTATCTAATGCTTACTGGTGGCAGCAAGGTCAGGCTGCTGGTGTTGTTGGTGGCGGCTACGATCAGCCCAACTTTGGTCCCGGCTTCCATGAAGGCGGCAATCCTTTCCAGAACTCTGGAGTTTCTGATGCCGGTACTTTCGTTCTTACCCAGACTTCTCTTTCTCTTCACTGCTGGGGTATGAACCCTGTCGTCACCGCTAAGCTCCAGCTTAACGGCCAGGATCGCTTCTCTGAGCGCGAAGGAACTTACTTCGACCTCGTCCAGCCTTACCAGCACCACACCCGCACCCCTGACACTGGTATCAATATTTACTCTTTTGCGCTCCGCCCTGAAGAGCATCAACCAAGTGGATCGTGCAACTTCTCCCGCATTGACAATGCTACCCTTCAGCTTGTTCTCTCCAACGCTACCGTTGAGGGCACCAAGACTGCC